CGCGACGTAGAAGAACACGCGGCCAATGCGCTGAATCCCACCCGGCGCCAAGAGCCCGCGGTTTTCCTCGCGACGGTCGAAGCGGAACACCGTGGGCGATCCTTCAAAGACGCCGGTGTAGATGCTGCGCTCCATGAACACCACGGCATCCTTGTCGACGCCGAATACCCGCTGGCCCTCACCATCGTCGGTGCCCAGATCGCGGTTCGACGAGAGATTCGCCGCGTTCGCATCCATATCCTGGCTGTCGTCGATCGCAGACCAGCGCACCCGGTCGGGATAGACCGTGCCGCCTTCGTCCACGTTGAGCAGCATCAGAAATCGACCAACCTTTGCGCCGTGCTTTGCCTTGGGCTTGAGTGTCGATGTGAAGTGGTCAGCGAACTTGCCTGACGCACCGATCGTGATGCTCTGCGCGACCTCTGTCCTCGCGAGGGCAATCAGGTAATCGCCGTATTTGACGAACTCCCAATTGTCGTCCTCAGACAGCGCATGCGTCACGCTGTTTTGCGTGCGGTCCTCCCACTCCTTTGCGACAAGGGCATATAGCTTTGTCGCGTCGCCGGCGTAAGCAGTCGTGTTCTGAGAGGTGTCGCCCACTGCGATGGCGCCCTGACAAAACGCTGATAGCGGGGTCGTCGAATAGGCCGATAGCGCCGGGAGGGGTGTGTACCCCGTGGGGCCGAAGGGAAGCACGTTCTTCGCGATCTTGCAGCCCTGATTCTCGAAATCAGGACGGTCTGGCAGCCATGGCCCAAACAGAATCGGCTCGATCGGATCAGCCCGCTTGGGCCGACGCTGCGCCGCCATGATTTGAACAAACTGGTCCATGCACTAACCGCCGTAGTAGTCGCTGCGGGCTTCGAGGGGCGCCCCGGAGAAACGGTCGTCGCGGTCCTCGCGCTCCATATCCGTTTTGATCTGCGCCAACGCCGCCGCAAACAAGATTGCTCGGCCATCGTCCCGGTCGAACGGTGCGGCCGCCTGCAGCGACGCATAGAGGTAGAGGTCGGGGTTCTCGGTGAACAACCGCGAAACCGCCGACCCGCTTAGGGCCACAGGGCGCCGGTAGTACAGCAGACGCACAAACTTCGACGAGCCCGAGTCGGGCGCAAAGATCAGGCTGTCGCCCTCAACGGTGAAGATGCGGGGCGAGCCCGAATCGTTGACCGCGCTCTGCTGCCAGAAGTCCTGGGGCGGGTGATAGTTGAGCCGCCGGCGAGGATCCCCATCGAGGAACATGCGCCGTGCGCCGCGGTAGCGCGATGGCAACGGCGCGGCAGAGCCATAGGGCTGCATGATAAATTGCGTTCCGTCATAGAAGGCGTAGTACGTCGCGCCGTCGAGACAATCGTTGGCCTCGAGATCGCTGAGGTTGTCGCGCTCGCCCTTCTTGACGTCTTTCACGCCCAGGCCCGACACATTGGCGGTCAGGGCGCCGGTGTTGTTCGTCGCACACTCCCACTTGATGCGCAGCCCATAGCTGTAGGACGCCACCGCCGTTGCCGGCGTGAGGGTGATGGCGTCGGCCGTGCCGCCAGCGACCAGCCCATCGACGACAGCGGGGGTCGGAATGTCGACGAATTCCTCAATGCCGCGGACGCGGAAGTTGCGCCAGATCCAGGCTTCACCGAGCGTGATGAACTCGGGCGCACGGGCCGACAACGAGGTGTCGTCAAACCAGTTCTGAATCGCGGTCTGCAATTCGGCGTAGGTCGTGATTGCCATGGGCGGCCCCTTAAACGATTAGCGCGGGCGCAGGATTGGTGCGGCCAAGAGAAAACCGGCGCTTGTTCTGCGCACCCTGGTATCCCGTCCGAAACGCCGTGCGGCCTTTGTTGACGTAGAAGTCATCAAGGCCCTGCTCGGCAATCTTCCGCTTGCAGCGTTTCCAGAACTCATCCTTGGGTAGCTGCAGATAATTGACGCCGTCCTCCCTCGACCACTTCGTGATGAAGGTGGGCGGGATCTGGGCCATCAACAGCAACTCCCTCGAGGGCGTCCAGCCGTTGCTGATATCGCGCGCCTCTTTGGCCGACTGCACCACAGGCTCGGCGTCAGAGGTTTCCTCGATCGTGACCTCGCCCGTGGCTTGGTCTTCGCGAAACCATAGGTCAACGCCGTTCGCGGCTTTTCCGAGGTGTCGACGCATTAGGCTTGATATCCAAATACGTTGACCTTGCCAACGCCCGTCCCCGCCGAGAGGACCGCCGTCACCGCGGTGCTTACCTTGCACTCGATCGGGGATGCGAACGTCAGTTCAAGCGTTGGGTTTACCGCGTTGATCTGAAACACCAGCGTGTCCAGTCCAGTCGTCAAGGTCACGGTGCCGACATCAGCCTGATCATAGGCGGCCTGAATGGCAGTGATAAACCATCGGGCATAGTCGCCCGGGTCTGCCATCGTGGCGGTCGCTGCGCCTGCGTTTGCACTAGCGGGAAACCCGCGAGAGGGTCGAATAGCTGTAGTCATTCCACCAATCCTTCTATGTGGTTTATCGACTGTCTTGCCCGTAAGGGCGCCTGGGCCTTGAGTCTTTCGTAAATCTCGAACGCCTCGTCTGCGTTGCGCTCCGTGTTTAGCAGATCCTCGAACCGCATGATCATCAGCGCAGGCAAGTCCGGTGAGGCCGATGCGCCGACGCGGTAGTAGTGGTCCTGCAGCCGAGGCGATAACTCATCGGGCTGCATCTGCTTTATCAGCGCAGAGAGCGCGAGCGGATACTGAATGCGAATTCTCCAATCCCAACTCAGCCTGCGCAGCGCCAGTTCATTCCACTGCACCGCATGAGCATAGCGGCCGTCGCGCATTGCCTCTCTGGCCTGAGCCATCTCGACCTGGGCCACATAAGACCGAATGCCGTAATGGCCGATCGCAACAATCAGCCCTAGGGCCACCGCGCCGCCGACAACCGCTCGAGGCCATAGCCCTGCCGGTAGAACCACCTTGCGGCCCTTGCCTGACAGAACGCCGATGGCGAGGGCGAGCAGCAACCCCGTGGCGGCATTCTGAGCGGGAAAGTCAATCAGCGCGACCACAGCACCGATTGCAACAGCGGCGAGGGCCGCAAGGTGTATTGCATCGCCGGGCCGCCCTCGACGGCTCTCCGGGAGGAAGAGGCTGGCGATTAAGCCAATGCCAAGGGCAAGCCCGACGATTCCGAGTTCTGCAAATAGCTGCAGATATTCGTTGTGGGCAGCGCCGGCGTGATGCGCGACCCCGTGTTGCTGGATACCCCAATCAGGAAACAGCGCAATATGCCATTCCTGCAGCCGGGGGAATTCGTACATGAACGAGCCGAAACCGTGGCCCAAAATCGGCGCATCTGCGATCAGCCGGGCCGTGTTGACCCATAACTCCGCGCGGGTGACCACCGAGTCCCTAAAGATAGGCCACAAAAGCCCGATAGAACCGGCTCCAATGGCCGTTAAAATCGATGCAGCGACGAGGTTGGTCTGTCGTCGCCCGACGCTCCACCAAAGCGATATAAGGGCCACAAATCCGCCTACGAACCATTCCGCCTTGGAGCCGTTCCAGAACACCAGATAGGCCACGGCGATCACCCCCACCAAAAGCCCAAAGCTGGGAGCGAGGAGCCCAAACGGTAGGGCGATCAGCAAATAGGCCGTGATGAAGTTCTCGTTTCCAAACCCCCCAAACGTGCCGGCGGGGGCAACCTGGGCCAGCACAAGTGCGCCAGCCATGGCGACCATGAGCGCCGCGGGGATCGCTTGCCTGATATACGGCGCGACCAAGAACGCCGCGAGCAGCCCGGTGGCGTTAAATAATTGGTGCAGCCCTTGCTGCGGATCCGACGACCACAAGAGCGACAGCGCGGCGTAGCCGAACAGCGCGAAGGCCGCGAGGTGCGGGGCGCCAAGCCTGGCAGTCCCGGTCTTGATGAAGTGAAACGCAAACCACGCGATACCGAGCGCGACTGAGATATGCAGAAAGGCCCAACGGGTAGCGCCGGGCGTTCCATCCCCGTGGGCCAAGCTGGCGGCCACAATCAGACCGCCAGCCAGCCACAGGATCGCGTAGTTAGATCGGGTCAACGACGATCGTGATTGTCGCATCGACGTCATTCGTCGATTCCCCGTTTGTGCCCACCGTGAGTACAAACGGCGGGCCTTGTGCAGTTTCATTGATGACCTCGCTCAGTCCCGTCGAGGAATCAATATCCCCTGCAGCAGACCCAGAGTTAGAAATCGTCAATGTCGTAAAGGATGCGGCCGACACACCGTCAGCAATCGCGATGATTGCATCCGCGCCCGTAATCGCGCCGTGAATGACGGAATAGACCGCCGTCACTTTGCCTGAAACGGGGATGACAACATATTCAGATGATGCCGACGAAATGTTTTCGAATCGGAACGTATATTCTTTCCGACCCACCTCGTAGGTGTTGCCAGCGCGCGAGTCAGTTTTAACCCACTCGGCAGCGCCGTCCGCTTTCTGACGGAGGACCATGCCGGCGTTGGCAGGCTCCACCATGAGCGATAAGCCAACCGCCGCGATAACCGCGATTGCCGGCAGGTATTTGAATAGGCTCCGCATGTGGAGTCCTCCTGTTATTGAACGCAGAAACACGAAAAGGGCGACCCCCGAAAGGGTCACCCTAATCAGTGCGGCCTAGCTGGTGTTGAGATCCCAGACGGCGCCCGAGGCAGCCTCGTTGCGGGACTCGAGAGCCCATTCAACGATGATCTGCTTCGCTTGGCTGTCGCCGGTCTTCGCGATGTCCTGCAGACGTACCGGACGGAGGTAGGCGATGGCCCACATATCCTTCTGCAAGATCAACGCATCACGCGCCCGCTGAAAACGGTTCGGCATGACCTCGAGGTCACCCCAATCCGAGCCATAGACGTCGATCGACGACACCAAGGTGCGGTCTTCCGCCGTCTTGAAGCGGGTGGCGTTGCCGGTGAAGGTCGACAGAACCGTCTTGTTGTAGGCACCGAGCATGATGCAGTCCGGCTCGCCGCCGGAGTTCCAAATGCTCTGGAGGACGGTCTTCAACAGGGATTCGGTGAAGTCCCGCTGAGTTCCATCGGTGCGGGCCGTGTTGCCAAGCGAGCCATCCGACCCGGAGCCGCCGTTCGACGTATTGGTGTCGATCCACGAGCCGATCGAGCCGGTGACGCGGGCGGTCGTTGCGTTGCCCGTGTTCTCGGCCTGATTCTGCAGGGCGGTGGTCTCCATGTCGCGGCGAAGTTCGAGACTGCGCTTGACGACCTGATAGGCCATTTCCGAGTTGCGGCCGGCTTTGTTGACCACTTCCTGCGTGCCCGTCACCCGCGGCACCTTGTCCTGAATCTGACAAGTGTTCGACAGGCGAACGGTCGCCGTCGCTGCGTCGTTGGTGATGGCGTCGCCCTCAAGGACAGCGTTGTCCGTAACGGCTGATGCCAGGGTGTCCGTCTGCCACTCATGCAGAACGGCCGATGCGTCTACCCGGGCAATGCCCGTGATAAACGGCGTTTCAGTCGGCGCGACGTTGTAGATGACGTCCGACAGGTCTTCGCGGTTGCCAACCGCTGAATACGTTGTGAAGGCATTGGTTTCGAGTGTCATGGGTTCACCTCAAAAGGCTAACCCCG